AAACTAGATGCTGAAACAAATAGACTACCTGTAAAATTATGATTATCATCAATCGTATCACCGAATTGCGTAGAACCACTTGCAAACATAATAGAAGCAGAAACAAATTCTGTATGATATTCTTGGGCAGTTATTATTCCATCTATTGTTGCATCACCATTTATTGTAAAATCACCCGTAGTGGTTACAGAACCAGTTATATTTAAATCACCAGTGATACTATCACCATTATAAGTAACATCATCAAATACTAATGAACTTGCAGATACTTGATTAAAGGTTACATTGTCTGTAGTTGCTACCGATTGGCCAATAGAAATTGTTTGGGTCATAGGAGTACTACCATCAAACAATACTCCATCTTGTGATATTGTAACTCCAGTTCCTCCAATAAAGATAAGACCATTTGTTACGGTTACAGATACATCTCCAGTTGGTGTTGAGGGTAATTGTGTTTGTGCACTAGGTAAATCTTCAAGAAACTGACCAGCCTTACCAATATTTTTTGTAACAGCAGTATCTACTTCACTGCCTATAATTACCTTTTTAGGTGTTAAGAATTTTTGTGTGGTTGAACGGTGGTCAAAATTACCTTTAGGTAATAAGTAACCTTTTAGTGATACCGTAAAATTTGTTCTAACTAATCGTTCAACGTCTGAAACTTCTATAACGTCGCTAAAACTCTCTACTCTACTTCTAAATCTTAATTTTTCAGGATTGCCCCAATACGCCCCGTCTGAGTAAATAACTTTTTCAACAATATTATTCATATGCTCCATATACGTTGTCCATACAATAAACTCGTATGTTAAATTAACATAATCTGGAAACATTACATTATAATATTCTTTTTGTGGTAATAGTCCTTGTTGTAGTTGAAAGTTGTCGTATCGATGTGAACGTGAATATTTTTTTTCAAACGTGTAAAAAAGATTTGGATTATTTGCATCTAACTTGTCTTGTGGTACCGTTTCGTCTCTTTCAACTGAAGTTCTTTTATATACAATAACTGGTGTAATTATTTGTCGTTTTTTGTCTCTCATAAAACCATCACGTTGAATTGCTTTCCAACGTTCAGGTGATGCATACATAATTGGAACTTTTACATTTTCACCATTATCTTCTACAGAGGGTTGAATCACACTATCAAAATAATACATAATAGCGGAATCGATATCAATAAGATTTACAGATAATTCTCCCATATCATCTGCAGTTCTTGAGTATAGATATCCTCTATTTAAAACTCTCTGTTTTCTTGGTAATGGTTTAGACATTTTCTGTTACTACCTCGTTTATAAATTTAACGGTTTTTGGTGTAATAAATTTTTCTGTTGTAGATTTGTTTTCATTCCCTTTTTCTGATATGAGATATCCATTTAACGATACTTCAAAATTTGTTCTAACTAATCGTTCAACGTCTGAAACTTCTGTGGCATCTTCAAAACTTTCTACTTTGCTTCTGAATCTCATCTTGTCTGGATTACCCCAATATGCTCCATCTGCATAATTAACTCTTTCCACTATAGTATTCATTTGTCGAATATAAGATGTCCATACAATAAATTCATACGAAACCGTTACATAATCAGGAAATGTTACATTATAAAATTCTCTTTGTGAAACTGCTCCTACTTGTGCAGTTAAATTATCATATCTGTTAACTTGTGAATATTTTTTTTGTAATGGATAAAATTGATTCGGATTGTTTGCATCTAATTTATCTTGTGGTACCATCTCATCTAAACTAATCGTAGTTCTTTTAAAAACAATTAAAGGTGTAATTATTTGTCTTTTTTTATCTCGTAAATATCCGTCTCTTAAAATTGACTTCCATCTTTCAACTGAACCATACAATACTGGCACTTTTATATTTTCACCATTTTCTTCAACTGATGGTTTGATTACACTATCAAAGTAAAAAAGTATAGCAGAATCAATATCTTCTAAAGTGATTGAAATATCTTTTGTTTTATCTATCTCTTTTCTGGAATATTGATAACCACGATTTTCTACTCGTTGTTTTCGGGGCAACGGTTTATTTGTCATTATACACTTCTCACTCTTTCAATATTAAGATGGGACATACGTACTAAGAATGAATTACAAACTACTGAATGATTATAATCTGTTTGACCTCCTACAAACTGACTTTCGTTTATAGAGGAAATTTCCCAATATCCACTATTCCAATCTATGATATCACCTATCTCAACGACATAACTAATATCTTCTAATGCCTGCCTAATAAAAGAAAATAAAGCTGTTTGTTGTAAATCTGGACCAAACTCATCAGTGGTTGTAGTTTGTTCATCAGCAGCTATAAGACATGCAACTTCCACACCTGGTTTGAAAACTTTACCTCCAGCTGTTTCACCATACATATTCACCTCTGTATCATATGCTGATACTTTGTATATAACAACTCTTTGACTGATTATTCCGTCTTTATCAGCTGCTAAATTACCTATAAGTTCTTTGTTAAACTTATCAAAGGTGTTTATGTCTCTTTGACTATAATATCTTGATGTATTAGCCATTATACTATCCTATGTAAATTGGATATGGAACTTTACTTAGTTTTTCCTGTAAGAACTCAGCTTCATCTTTGTCTGCTTCCATCATAACTTTACGACTTGTTGCTTCTAAAGATTCTCTAAGTTCTGTTATTAGTCCTTCTTTTTCTGCTGCCGCTTCACTTCTTAAAGTTTCACCGTCCAACGTTGTGTCTGCATTAGGTATTGGAATCGTACCATACTTACTTCTAATTATACCTAATAATTCTTTAGTTAAAGCCAACCCATACTTTCTAATCCATTGTCTACCAACGTCATTAATAAACTGATATTCCATATTATCATATGGTACATTTGAATAATCAGATACTACATTTGCAGAACCACTATACTCTGTAATTAATGGGTTATCACGTTCTGATGTTACTACATAATCAAAATATAAAGTACTCGATTCTTCAGGGTCTGGGAAAACTCTTAGTTTATTATTAGTTAGTGTAAATGAATATGCTGACTTTCTTATTGCATCATTCATTTCTATAGCTTGAACTCTCAATAAATCTTCAAATATTGGCATCAAAGTGAAAGAAACTGCAGGTGAATTATTACCAAAACCAAAACCTTGAACCATATTTATTGTACCATAACCAGTTGTGGCGTATGGGTCAAAAAATCTTTGCATTGCTGGTGTACCTTGATAGTATACTCGTTTTACCTCTATGGCTTCACTATGAGATGCATCTGCAAATAACGCATTTAAATCATATTCTTGACTACCACTTGTGATTGGAATTGAACCTTTTCTCACATCTACATCACCACCAACACCAGCTTCTGTACCATATTGTTTAGATAGAAAAACACTTCTACCCATTGTTGGTGTAACTCTTTTATGTGTAACATTTGAACCAGTTGCTTGACCAGTTAAATGTAATAAATTATCTTTTATATTGAATTGATTTACTTGAGCGGAATATTCAGATATACTTTCTTCAAAACAAGCATAAAACTGAATATCTTGTAGTTCAACTGACATAATTGGATATCCAAGTCTTCTTGCACACCACGTAGCAAATTGTGGTGCCTGAGTCTGAAATTCAGAGTCATCATCATAAAAACCAAATGGTGTACTACCACTTGCTGCTGAACCACTACCTGGCCATATTGCTTCTTGAGCCATTTTTTTCTCCTAAATTACGAACTTTTATTCATTAATAAATATAAAGAACTTAAAGAAACAAAAAAAGGGAGACCGAAATCTCCCTTTTTTCATAGATGTACATTAAGTACTATCAGTCATATATGTTAAACGTAGTTAACGTCAGCAACAATAACTTTACCGTAGAATTCAGGTCTGACAATCTTCTTAGCGTATCTTGTCATTACACCTTTTCTTGGTGTGAAGTTAGTTGGGTCATATACAAGTGGTGTCATTATTAATGGTACATAAGGAGCATATACAGCACCAGTTTCAAGGAAGTTACTTCCTCTGAAACCTACGAGAATTGTATTCTCAAACTGATATGGGTTCTTATATACTGTGTAGCGGTTATTTAATAAACCAGCTTTTTGTACACCCATTGCATAGGAATTTGCACTTGCATCACCATCGGAAGCTGTTGCGTATCCA